GGAAGTGGGCAAATTTAAATTTGAAAACAATCCCGGTGCTTGGTATGTGCAAGGCCAGACTCCCACTCCAGAGTTTACACAGTTTGTAGATACCTATCTCAACAAGTGGACTGGTTTTGTGGCTGAAACAGTGTTTGATGTCAACTGCTTGGTATTAGATGAGTCGCACGTGATTTTCAGTGCATACAACAAAGAAGTATTTGACTATTGCCGCAAGCACCGGATAGAACCAATTATTTCAGAGCTGCGTCACAGTTACTTCTGGGATGGCGGTATCAGTTGTTGCACCCAAGACATTCGTCGTCGTGGTGGATTAGAAACTTATCTATAAGCGTTTGATGCCATACAACAGAGAAATTTCTTTGACAAGGCCTTCATCAAACTGTTGATCAGTGTCGTACACCCAATGGGCTCGAGTCTCAAATCCAGCCTTGCCAAACAAGGCCTGCCACATCTTGTTGCCTAGAATACTGTAGTGATTGGGGTTGTTTTCGTGCATCCAGGTGCGTTGATTATCAGGGGCCGGAACTTCAATAAACGCCTGACCTCCTGGCTTCAACACACGATGAAATTCAAACAGTGTAAACAGCGGATAAGGACTATGCTCCAAGGCATGTCTGCACCAGATAAAATCCACAGAACCGTCGGCCCAGGGCAAGTCACTCATGTCAGCATGTTTTATTTTTAAACCTGCTGATTCACATGCTGCCACATCGTCAGGACTGAATGTGACTCCTGTGACATCTGTATAGCCCAATTTGTGTGCGGCCTGCGCAAACAAGCCAGGACCGCAGCCTATGTCAATGATGCAGGCATTGGGCGGCAGCTCAAACCCAGGTAAAAATCGTTGCGCAAACTCAGGAATAATTTGATCATGAAATCCGCCAGGTACTTCACTGTAAACAGTGCTTAACGCCTGTTGTTCATAGCGTTGAAATTTTTCAAAATTCATCTGACGTCAGCTCCTTGGCATAAAATCTACTGACATTATCATCGGCACCTAACACTGGTGTCAGTGGCAATTCCATCAGTGCTTTTGGCCAAGCTATGATGGACATCAATGCTGATCTTCCAAATACATTTTCAGCATTGCCGGCAAAATTGTTGGGATTGTAGTTGTTGATCTGTGCCCAATAAAATCGATAGCCCAAGGGTTCTAAGAATTCGTAAATTTCTCGCAGCTGACTGGATTCTATTGCTTCATAAAAGATCACTGGACATTTCAGCTGTATGATGTTTTTGCATCCTTGCAACACCTGCAGTTCAGAACCTTCTACATCTATCTTGATCATGTCTGGCAGGTCAAGTCCTGCTGTGTCCAGGGCGATAGCTGTGGTTTCAATGCCGGTAAAATCATCAATTACTTTGACCATGCCAAAATTGCCTGGTTGTTCAGGATCGTAGTCCGAGATATAACAGGTGGTATTGGTGTTGGACACTGCATATTTTCCAATGAAAACATGATCAAGGTCCCTGGTATTTTGTTCCAACAACGCATAATTTTTAGGATGCGGTTCAAACGCATAAACTTTCTTGACCACACTGGCAAATGCAGTGGTATGGTAACCTATGTTGGCCCCTATATCGTAGACCACGGAATTTTCGTTCAGCATGGCCAACAAAAATTCCAGCTCAAATTGACTGTACTCTCCGTAGAGATCTAGACTACGTCCAATCATTTCATCAGTACTGTAGTAACTGAAATTGTCACTGTATCTAGTTTTTGTAGATTTAATCATGAATATACCTTTACATTGTATCTTGTTTCAAAACGGTCGGCATCCGCACGATCATTGACCATGGGCTCACCACGTATGTTTAAACTGGTGTTGAGCAACATGGGACAACCAGTCTCAGCATACCATGCTTCTAGTAACTGTCTTATTCCTGATCCGTCTTTGTCCACAGTCTGCACTCGGCTGGTGCCATCAACATGACATATGGCAGGATAAACATCAGGTGATCGGCAGCGAGCTACTGACTGCATGTAACTATGAGTATGCCAGCTCCCAGGCATATCAAAATAATCGCCAGCCAGTTCAGCCAAAACAACAGGGGCAAAAGGTCGGAATTTTTGTCTGCGTTTGATTTCATTCACTCGGTCTTTGATTTCTTTGCCTCGGGGGTCAGCCAGTAGGCTCCGGTTACCCAGTGCTCTGGGACCAAATTCAGCTTTGCCAGAGGCCACTCCAACAATGCCAGTGTCAAGTAAACTGCGGACAAGATCAGTAACAGGATAAGAGCCAGAGATATTGTGACCAAGGTACGCATTGTGCCAATGCAGACGTTTACCATACGCAAGGGCAGCCGCACCAAGACTTGACCCAGCGTCTCCTGGGCAGGGCATGATCCATATGTTTTCAAAGTATTCTCCTAGAGTTCTATTGGCCAGGCAGTTGAGTGCAACACCACCTTGATACACAAGATTGGTGCTCCATTTAAAGTCTCTGGCCCGTTGCATGACGTTACCAATCAGGCGTTCTAACAATCGTTGCGCACTGGCAGCAATGTCCTCGTTGCTGAGGCTGCCCATAAACTCGTCGTCAACCCCAGTGTGCAAGTTTTGTCCAAACTCTATTTCATCTGGATCACGGATTAGCACTGCTTCCATCACATGATTGTAACTGTCTCTGCCATAAGCACTCATGCCCATAGTAATGTATTCTTCGTCTAGTGGGTGTAGGCCCACACGCTTAGTAATTGCACTATAAAAGAGACCCAGGCTGTGCGGATATCGTTGTCCCCACAGTCGCTTGTACCGTGCTCGTCCTGTTTGGTCATACTCTGCTCCCCAAATTGATATAGTATCCCACTCGCCAATGGCGTCAATTACCACAACTGTGGCACGATCAAATGGGCTTGTTTGAAAGCCTCCGGCTGCATGTGATAGATGGTGACTATGACAACTATAGGGCGTGTACGAAAGCCATCCTTGCAGTTGTTGTTGTAAAACTTGTCCAGTGGTCAACTTGTCCCACTCTATGCCTTGACCACTGTACAATTGACGCAGTTGTTTTTTCCATGGTGTTTCGTAGTAGGCCATATGATCAATGTCAACATCGCCACATGCGTCCCGGATTAGGCCCAGGTCGATGTTGGCATCATTCTTGTTCTTGCTGTAACGTTCACTATGGCCAGCAAACACGATGTCACCCGATGAGTTAATCACTGTGGCAGCGGCGTCATGAAAGCCGGCACTGATACCTAGGATATTAATTTCCAAACTCCTTGAAAGTTATTTCGTAACCAACAACAACACCAACAATTTGATTATCAATCATGTTGTAACCCGGAGCGGTCCACCAGTTACCTTTTTTTACTCTGACAAAAGGAGCCACTGGTATGGGACCATAGGCAGTGGCAGCGCCAACCTCTACTGTGACAGTGTCAAACTTGAATTCTCGTCCTGCATAAACACTGGGTCGATAGTCAGAATTATAGTATGCACCAGCTACATAAGAATTTTCTGATGTGTATCTCACGTGAGGGTGTATGTTATTAAAATCACCTGAGAATCCCAAATGAGTCGACAACGCCAACATTAATGCCCAGCTATTCATTTGTAAATACTATATCTATTAGAGTCATATGGTTACTGTTGAAAAAAATTTATCAACAACTTGATCTTGATATTCAATGCCCGGGTGTGCCCAGCCAACAAGATAATTTGGATATTTTAACAAGTTAAGAATTTTGTAATTGTCAGGAGCAATATCTCTAGCAAAATATCGATTCTGAAACTCAAGCAATGCTTGACCTTGCAATTTAATTGGCCATTCCTGCAGCCAGTTTACGTGCCACATCCTTGAATTTGCATATTCGTATTCGGCCTCACCATACTGATGTGTTGTAAATTCAAACAATTTTATTCCGGACAGGTTACAAAATGTAATTATGTTTTGTCTTATGTAATCAAATCGATTTATAAAATTACTTGGTTCTAATACGTGAGCTTTGTAAGAATTAATCCAAAATTTTACACCTTTTGGATTAGAGACACTATCTATATCTGGTAAAAGATTAATTATGTTATCTTTGTACCAATACATTGCACGTGCAAAATGTGGCCAATTTATTACCACTATCTTTGGTAAATTTGGAGCAGTAGATATTAATTTGGTAAAATTATAAAATACAAAATCTGTAGAAGATCCGCATACCGCAGCATTTACATAATCCATATTGGCTTGCCGTGCAATTTTATATGCAAATGTATGTTCCAATGGCAGTCCTGCTCCCACGGTGAAACTACAACCAAAAAATGCAATGTAGTTATCAAAATTTACTTCATGGAGATCTTTGCTCATTCGATACCCGTAATCATTTATTTGATAGGTAAAAGATTTATCGTACCAATACCAATCTTTACCTAAGGTAGTTTGATTGATTTTAAACTGTTTCTCAGAATCAAGATGTATAAACGACGATGTGGTCGAGTTAGCTAATAAATCAGATCTTAAAAGGTAACTCATTTGTAGATAAAAGGGTCCCGTTTGCGAAGTTCTTTTAATTTTTTACGGTAACGTATTTCCAATGTGATTCTGTTCCAAATTCTGCGTATCCAGTTCATTTCAATCTCCTTATTTGCTGTTCAGCGTAGTCGGCATCGCTCCAGCGATACTCATATGTAGCTTCTGCCGCGCTGGTACGGATTTTATATATATCTAAGTGTCCGGCAAGTTGTTGCCAAATTTGATTGTAATCTAATGTACCAAAACTGCGTGAAAGATTTACTTGTGCCACTTGTGGATGCCCAATGGTTAGACTAGGATCTTCAGGATCAAATCCGTTGTCTATTAACCATGTGCGAAACTCTGCAATTTTTTTAATTTGCCAATGATATGCACCGGGATCTCTTGCCCATTCAATGTCAAAATCTCCAGCAGCTTCGATTTGATTGCGCATACTGGTTGTTATCAGCTGATCTACATCACGCCCTTCATCATTAAAAACTTCCCAATGAGTTTTGCTGACTGCTTTGTTGACTCCTACATATACACCGCCCATTTTTCGATTCAGTGTTTCGATGCCAAACAGTTCATAGTCTTCTGTATCCAGAGTAAATCGTGGTGCATTGAGCCAACACATCAGTTGACTGGGTCTTCGCCACGCGGGTGCTTGTATGACCTTGCGCATGCTGAGCACAAGACTTTCGTATTCATGGCACAACAAGTTGAGTTGACGTATGTGCCAGCGTGTAGTGGTATCGGCTTTTTTCCAATAATCACTCATATGTCCTGAGTGCCCTTGTAGGTCTTCAAAGTAACGATGCAACCAATTCATACTTTCATGGTCAACGTCCAAGTTGTCTTGTATGGTGCCTTCCACAGTGAACTGATCGTCAATGGTATAACCCAGATTGGCTGTGTTGATTGCTGCAATGCTGGCATTGATTTGCCCCACAATATATTCAGCATTTCGTTCGCTTTCGGTCCAACCCAACCAGCAGTAGTTTTTTTCCAAATGCAAATCACTGCGTATGATGTTGTTCAAGGCGGCAAGCCATTTACGACTGAGACTGTTGTCTGTGACATCAATGTACAGTGTGAGCGTGTCTGCACCACGCAGGTCTATTTCAATTTGATCAAGCAATGTTGTTCCACCATTCTAGCACCGCGGGTCGATCAGCCAGTATTTCAGCCATGGTAATCTTCTGTGTGCGTATGCTTTCTAATTTTAACACACGTTCCCGTCCACTTGCAAGACCTTGACGGTAAGAGTCTGGCCATTGTTCTTCAAATGTTGGGCGTGTTTTTAACTGTGTCAACATGTCACGCAACGCACCATCCACTTGTGGCAAAAGTTCATCAATCCAAGGTTCTAATAGTGTTCTGGGTAGGGCCAATGGGCTCATCACAATGTTAGGCGAGAATGAAAAAATCACTTTAGCCAGGACTTCGACTCCGTATTCTTGGGCAAGTTGTCTAATACGTGTAACTTCGAACATTCCGGGCAGAGTGAGCGTAAAGTCAATTCGTACTTGACGTCTGTTACGTTGGATCTCAACTGCTTGACCAAAATGCTCAAGCCACTGATCATAGTCAAGACCTGTTCTAATGTATTCGCCAATTGCGCCTGTACCGTCAAGACTTGCACATATCTGCCAATCGCGCAGCCCACTGAGAATATCGCGATATAAATTGACACCTCGATAATCCACTCTGGATAGATTTGTATTGTATCTAGCATATACTCTTGGTCCGTCCCCTAATTCAACTATGCGTTTCATGTAACGCCAATGTTGTTCGTACATCAATGGCTCGCCACCCACCCAGTATACTTCTTCAACACGATGCTGTTCCACAGCATCGGCAAACTCTGCCTCAATCTGGCTGTC